TGGGGGCCGAAGCCCCCAGCACCGATTAAAGGAACTTGAGGTTTGCGGTGTTGATACCGACCAGACCCAGGTAGTCTGCAGCGTTACCCAGCGACGATGCGCTGTTGGTGAGCTCCAGGTAGCCGTAACGGGTCATGAACGAAACCACTGGCTCGAAGGTGTTGGGGTCGATGACGACGCCCGACGAGGTCAGAGGAACGTATGGGCAGTAGTATGCCGCTGCGTCGATTTCGCCCTGGCCCTTGTAACCGATGAGCACTGGAGTGTCGTCCTGTGCGTACTGGTCAACATACACGCGGAGCGAGTTGTTCAGGGTACCAACATACTTGGTGTTGGTAGGAGCCTCGAACACGCCCTCGGTGGTGCGAGCGAAAGCCGAAGTGGTTGCCGACTGCAGGATGGTCAGAGCCGTTGGGCTGACGACGATCCAGTTAGCAGCACCGCGACGAGTGCGCTGTGCGATCAGGTTTGCCTGACGGTTGATGAGAACCGACAGAGCTGCATGCTCGTCACCAACGAAGGTCGCGGTGCCGGACACGTTTGCCTGGTCGTAGTTAGCGGTTGGCGCGCCAGGAAGCATACGCAGCGAGTTCAGGATTTCCTGGTCGATTTCTGCGGTGATTTCCTGTGCGAGAGCTGCCATGATCTCAGCCTCGATGTCGATGCCCTGCTGAGCCTGTGCGTCCTGCTGAGCCTCGAAGGTCCAACGTGCGCTCAGACGACGGGTCTTTGCTTCGACGGTTTCCTTGAGGATCTGGATGCTCAGACGGTTGCCGGGGCGACCTTCCAGAGCTGCGGTCGAAGCCGCGCGTGGCATGTTTGCGTTGTCAGCACCGTTACCCGAGTATGCCTTAGCAATCTCGAATGGGCTGAGAGCCTCAGTACCAGCAGTCACGCCAGCTGCCTGGTCCGCATAGCGAACGCGCAGGGTGTGGATCTGTGCGACTGGACCGGTCATTGGCTGGACGCCGATGATCTCGTTCGCAATCACGGTTGGCATAACGCGACGCAGCACGGGCAGGATGACCTTGTTCATCGTTGCGACGTTACCGGAAGCGGTTGCGCCCGAGGTTGCAGTCTCCATCAGGGGATTGCGGCGCATCAGGTCCTGGCGGGTGTTCTCGAGAACGGTCTCCATGACCTTCTTCTTGTTCGGGTTAGCCGAACCGTCCATGTTAACCAGAAGGTCCTTGCCCTCACAGAGAGCGTCCTTGGTGGCCTTCCAATTGCTTTCAAACAGCTTAGTCATTGGTTGGATACTCCTTATTCTTCAATTCCAGCCAGTCGGCGTAGCTCGGAGATCTCAGTCTGGGACTGGGAAACCTGAACGTCCTCCGCGCGGGCAGATTCAGCAAGTGGGTTGACGCGGTTGCCAGTGACGGCTACCGTCTTCTTAGGTTCGGCGGCTTCAGCGAGCACGCGACGACCCTGGTTTGCGCTCCTCATGCCCTCATTGAGGACAGTTGGAAGGTACTTGTCGAAGGCTTCCTTGAGACGATCAGTCTTGACCGTTTCCAGTAGGCTCTCCATCACGTTCCTCTTCTCCTTACTTAGTGGGGAGAGAAGTTCGTTCTTCATCTGAATTCGAGCAGCACGCTCTTCAGCCAACTTTGCCTTGCGGGCAGAGAGCTGGATGACTTCGTTCTTCTCGTTCAGAATCTTTTCAGCCTTTGCCAGGGCCTGTGCCGACTCGTTAAGCTGACCTTGCAGCTTGCGGACTTCGGAACCCTCGCTTAGGTAGCTCGTCATGAACTCGGCGCTGAAAGCTTCAAACAGTCGGCGACCGAACATATTGTTGCGGGCTTCCTGAATGTCTTCCTTGAGAGCCGTGAGCTCGCCGCGGATCTGAGCATCAATAGTGCTTTCCACCAGCTTGCTTGCGCGTGCGATGAATGCCTTCTTGGTCTCGTCCAGCTTTGCCTTGGACTCAGCGACCAGTCGAACCTTAGCTTCAACAAGGGCTTCCTTGTCTTCGTTGAGTTCGCTGATTTCCTTGTTCAGCTGCTCCAGGACAAAGCCCTCGAGCTTGTTGATACGTGCGGCAGTCTGCTCGTTCATCGAAGTACGGTGCTCGCGAAGCTTCTTGGCATCTGCCACACGCTGCTCTGCGAGAGCCTTCTCCTGCGTCCTGACCTGGGCAATCTCCTCGGAGAGCTTGGTCATTACAAACTGCTGAAGCTTGTCACTGTGCTCGTTGAGCTGAGCATCATAAGAAGCCTTGGCCTCCGAGATCTCAGTTGCGAGACGCACGCGCTGCTCCTGCATTGCGCGGTGATCCTCAGTGATGCCGCGCAGCTCATCCTTGAGCTGGGTCATCACAAACTGCTCAACAACCTGAAGGTGCTGTGCAGTCTTGGCCTTGTAGTCGGCGCGAGCCTCCTTGATGGCCTGAGTTAGCTTCGTACGCTCTTCGTTGAGCGCCTTGGTTGCCTGGACCGACTCAACCGCATACTGCTTAACAGCATCAGAGAGCATGTTGTCCATTGCTTCAACGAGGTTGGACGTGTCCTGTTCAAAGCGGAGCGTGAGCTCTTCCTTGACCTGTGCTTCCACTTCCTCACGGAGCGAATCGCGGACCTCATCCAGCTTTGCGTTCCAAGCTTCTTCGAGTGCGGTCTTGGTGTCCTCATTCAGAAGACCCGACTCAAGAAGCCCATTCAATCCATTATTCATTGGACCACTCCTTAGGCTTTTAGGTTGTTGATCCAGTTCAAGAGCTCTTTCGCAAGATGCCCCTGTGCCTTCGGATCATGCTTCACGGCATGTGCCAGGTCTTCAATGACTGCTCCGCGACGACGCATGTTAAGTGCCTCGTAGACGGCCTTTGGATAAGCCTCGGGAGCCGATGGACGTGCCACGATATCAACGGTCACGATCTCGAAATCCGAGACCTCACCATTGTCGTTGACGTTACCGCTACCACGGCTGCTAACACCTAGCTTCACCTGGTTCTCCAGGAGAGTGCGAACGATGTTACCCATAGGAGTTGGGAGGATCTTCAGCTTGCCCATACCATTTGGGCCGTCCATGTACATCTCGGTGATCATGTGACTGACACGGTCGATGTTGATGTTCAGCTCTTCTGGATGGTCTGCTTCGCCGAGAACGCTCTCGCCCCTACGTAGGGTGTCATTGATGCTATCCACTGCCATACGAATCTCGTTGACGGGATAGACACGCTGGTTATGGTTCTTGGTTCCACCCTGGACGAAGATACCGCGCATGAACAAGTCCTTGGGCTTGCCTCCAACGCCTTCCGCGCCCTCCTCAACGACGCACTTGGCTTCGTCAAAGTTCATCTTTTCGGTGAGTACCAATGCCATGTTGCTTACTTCCTCTTGAAGTCGGAACCGCGGAGATCCGCAGCGCCTGCGCCGATTGGGCTCTTTGGCGAATCGCTACCGAAACCTGCCTTCGAGTTCAGCGTGGCAGACTTGTCGCCTTCCTTGCTGACCTTGGTGCGGCCGTCGGTTGCCTTCTTGACCTGGTTCTTCAGGAGCGGACGTGCCTTGACTTCTGGAGCCGCTTCACGCTCGTGACCCTCGTGGTGGTCGCTCTTGATTTCCACAGCCTTGCCGCCTACGCGCGCATCAGCATCGTGCTCAGGAAGTGGGCTCTTGTCGTTGACCGAGACCTTGGCACCTGCGGCACCAATTTCCTTACCACCATTCAGGTTAGGATCCTTTACAGGCTCCAGAACCCAACTCTCTTCGAGATCAGCGAAATCGTCCTCGGACTCAGTCACTTCCTCTTCACCAGCTGGTGCGAACTCATCGTCGCCGCCATCGAGGTCAGCCATATCGACTGGCTCCATGTCTGCGTCCATGTCGTCGCCTGCCATGTCGGCGTCAACGCCGGCATCAACATCGCCAGTGATCTCAGCGAACTCTGCCTTGAGGCGAGCCATTACAGCTTCCAGATCCTCAATAGTGTCGCCAATGGTCTCTTCAGCTGGAGCGTCGGCTGGAACTTCTGCGTCGATGTCACCATCAACATCAGCAGCAACATCAGCGTCCACGTCTGCGTCTAGATCGCCGTCGAGCTCTTCCTCACCTTCAGCGTCCGCATCTTCGTCCGCCTCATTGTAGAACTCTTCCGACTCGATTGCTTCCTGGTCATCCTCGATGTCCTGGGAAAGCGTATTGTCCTCTGCCATCAGCTCTTCGTGAACCGCCTTGCTGCGTTCCACAAACCACTCGTGCAGAAGACCAGTAGCCTCGTCGTGCTCTTCATTGATGAGCATCTCGAGAACCTTGTTCAGGTCTACCGTCTTCATAGGTTGCTCTCCTTGTT